CCAAAAAAGTCAAGGGTTTGTTTTGAATGGTAGATTTTACATTAATACGTCTCTACACACTCGTTTACAGGTATATTGATCTGCTTCACATTCGACTATGCACTCGTAGTAGTCTGCGATTTTATCATTTTCCGTATCAAAGGTGTGCTTCGATCCAGCCAATTGATTAAAAGAAATTAAGTTGTGCATAGTTACCTCCATTTGCTTAAATTAAACTCATAATATAACGAGTTCAGAGCATCTTAGCCTCCGTTTAATTCTACCATTATATAGTCAGGAAACCCACATTTTGAAATATATCGTAATTATGTATTTCTACTTATAGTCTGTCTTTTCACCATATTCTTCATCACTATCACGAACATTTTTGTATGGATTATCAGGACGCATTAAATCATCAGGTTCGATCTTTTTCTGCAATATCTTGAGAAAGATGAACAACGAAGAAATTGATAATATGACACTAATTGGATTAATCATTGTACGTCAAGTGGCCTGTA